GTTGGTGCTTTAGAAAATATTATAGGTAATGCTAATATAACTAGCGTTTTACCTTATGATTCTAGTTGCGAAATTATAGGTTATTTTTCTGATGCTAGAAATAATAGAATAATAACGTTTGTAACTAATTACACTGATCAAAACGCAGCTAGCCCAACATATGTATCTGATTTCAACAAGACAAACCCTAGTCCATTAAAAGAGTGTCATATATGTGTTTACGACCAAAACAATCCTAATTATCAAAAAATAGTTAGTGGTGAGTTTTTAAACTTTTCTACTACTAACAAGGTTTTAGGTGTTAGCTTGATAGAAGATTTGTTATTTTTTACAGATAATAGAAATCAACCTAGAAAAATAAACAT